GTCGGCGAGCTGTGGCACGTCCCATGCTTGGGCCAGCTTGCGGGCGTGGTGGCGGGCCGCCGGGATGCTCGCGCGGTGGCGGGGGTACCGCGCTTCCTCTGTTCGGTCTCCGGGCATCTGTGACCCCTTACAGCCGTATGGCCTCGCGGGATTGATCACGGCCCGGAGTAGGCGCGGTGGGCAACCAACTGCCTTGCAGGTCTGCGACCTGACGCCTAGGGGGCGCGTGCCGAGGCACCCGCTAGCATGGCGTGGAATCTGAGCTTCGTGCAAGTGGAGCACCGTAGTTTGTTGAGCACGAAGGTTCGATTCTACGAAGGTCGCGGGTGGGAGGCGGGTACTCTGAGCGTGACCACGGAGCATGATCCGGGAGGAGCGCACATGCCCGCCGATCCGAGGCCAACCGTGCGCCGCCGTGTGCTCGGTACCAACCTGCGGAGGTTGCGTGAGGACTGCGACCTGCTCGCCGAAGACGCGGCGGAGCACCTCAGTTGCTATCCCAGCAAGATCAGCCGCATTGAATCCGGACGTAGTCCTGTCCGTCCCATCGACCTCAAGGCGCTGCTTGATCTCTATGGCGTGAAGGACCCGACGGCGCGGGAGGGATGGTTGTCCATCGCCCGCGAAGGCAAACGGCAACGATGGTGGCGCGTCCTTGAGGACAAGCTGCCCCAGGACTTCATCGACCTCATCGGACTCGAAGAGGATTCATCCCACTGCCGAGGTTTCGAGCCAGGAGTGATTGACGGCCTGTTTCAGACACCCGACTACGCGGAGGCAGTCATCGGCGGCGGATCTCCCGGGCCACTCACGGATGAGAAACGCGCGAGGCTTGATGTAAGGATCGAGCGGGCGAAGGCGCTGACACGCTCGGAGAACCCGAACACTGCCTGGATGATCTTGGGTGAGGCTGCGCTGCGGCAGCAGTGCGGCGGCTCTGACGTGTGGCGGAACCAACTTGACCACCTCGTCGAGCTCTCCCGCCTTCCGAATGTGACAATTCAGGTACTACCCTTTTCCGTAGGGGCATACCGAGGCGGGCCGTTTCCCTTCAAGATCTACCGGTTCCCTGAACCGGCCTTCATGGAGGTGGTGCTGTTGGAGAGTCATCTAAGCCACACGTACCTCGAACAACCCAAGGACATCGCCTACTACGTAGAGATCTTCGATCATCTGCGCGCTACGGCTCTCGGTGAACTGGAGAGTCAGGCCCTGATAGAGTCCATCGCAAGAGAAAAAACAGAGTGAAAGAAATAGCGGAAATGCGGGCAAACCGTTTCGATTGGTTTAAAAGCAGCTATAGCGCCGAAAATGGCGCTTGTGTCGAAGTACGGGGAAACGGTTCTAGCGGCATGGACTTTCGCGACTCAAAGGAGCCTCATGTGGTGCTGGCCTTCACCGCTGATGCGTGCCTGCCGTTCATCGCTGCCGTCAAGCGTGGAAGGCTCAGCCGCGGCTCCTCGGTTTGACGCTGCCTACCTCTGAGCCCCGTTGCACTCGTGTTGGCGGCGGGGCTCTGTGCTGCACAGAAGCCCGCGGGCGAGTAGCCAACGACGAAAGCGCCCCCGTACCGGCGGCGTGGCCGGTACGGGGGCGCGGTGTTGTTCGGAGCGTGGCGCTAAAGAATTCCGCCGTCGTGGGGTTCCTCGACGGGGGTGGGGAGCGGGTACGGGGGCACTTCGGCCTCCGGGGGCGTGACGCGCAGCCAGGAGGGCAAGAGCCGTTGCACGCTGTCGAGGGACATGACGGCGGTGACGCCGGCGGCGACGGCGAGGGCGGCGGCGGCCCAGGCGGCGGTGCGGGGGATGCCGGCGGCATCGATGATCGCGGGGAGCGCGGCGGCGAGGCCGAGCAGGAACTGCAGGACGCTGCGGAGTGTGCGGCGGGTGGCGTCGTTCATGGCGGGTGATCTCTCCGTTTCGGGTCACGTGGGGGTGGTGTCGCCGGCGTCGTTGTTCTCCTCGCCCTGGTCGTCGCTCTCGACGTCGAGGCGGGGGTCGGTCGTGGCGCTGGCGTCCGGGGCGCGGCCGGCGGGCGGGTCGGGCGCCTCATCGGGCGTGAGGGTGCCGCGGGTGTAGGCGGCGAATACGCGGGTTTCGATGGGGTGGCGCCCGCTGGTGCGGTGTTCGATCTGGCACGCGATGTCGGCGAGGTACCCGACGCCGTGCAGCGGGCGCGTGATGGTCCTGTTGGTCCAGGCGTCCGCCGGCACGTCCCATTCATCGATGACGGCGGCCTCGTCGGCGCTATGGCGCATCCGTACGCGGACCCTGCCGCCGTCCTCGGCGTAGCTGCTGACCTTGATGATGGCGACTGCGTTGTGGGCCGGCCCTATGCCGGTCCAGGCGTTGGCCCATTCCTCCGACGTGCTGCGCTGCTCGGCGGTGGGGTAGAGGTACAGCGGCAGGTGCGGGCGGCCGAGGAATCGCCCGCTGTGCGGGTCGTCGCCGACGAGTACGCGCTCGGCGGCGGCGGTGTCGCGTGACCAGACGCGCAGCATTCCGCGGCCGGCGTCGTCGTCACCCTCGACCGTGAGCGCGAAAGAGCCGTCCATGCGGCGCAGCACGGTGCCGAACTGGCCGTTGTCCCACTGGCCTACGGCGAACGTGGCGAAGTCCTGGCCGGGCGGGACGACGACGAGCTGCCCTCCGTCCTCGACGCGCACCGTGCCGTCGGCGACGCGGGTGAGGGCGGGGCGGGTGGACGCGCGGCCGGAGAGGTCGCGCACGGCGCGCTCAAGGGCGCGGATGCGGTCGAGGATGTCGGCGGGGATGGTTGCCATTAGGCGGCCTCCAAGGTGTCGAGGGTGATGTCTGCGGTTTCGGGGTGCCCTCGCTCGGGGGGCTGCACGGAGATGCCGACGACGCGGTGCCGGCGGTCGTAGCCGTCCGGGTGCCAGAGGTCATGCAGGCGGAGACGGACCGTGCGGCCGAGGAGATCGGGCGTGACGTCCTGGCCGAGGAGCACGGTTACCTCGGGCACGATCTGCGAACGGCGGGCGCGGTTGAAGTCCGCGCGGGCGTGCGCGTCGAGGCTGGTCTGCTCGGTGGTGTTGTAGTCCGAGCTGCCGTCGAGGCGGGGCCATCCGTCGTCGAGGGCCTCGCGGTCGATGAGCAGCTCGGACAGCAGGGGCACACTGTCGGCGGCGGCGTTGTCGTTGGCCGTGCCGCCGCGGCTCTGCCAGACGTTCGCGCGCAGCGTGCCGTCGTCCGGGAGGCTGTAGGACTGGACGGGGCCGGGGTGGGTGAGCACGACGTCGGCCGGCCCGCGGTCGATGTGCGGGTGGCCGAGTTGGAGCTGCTTCACGCGGCGGCCGGTCGCGGGGTCGCGGTAGCAGGCGATGCGCCACTCGAAACCGCGGTCGAGGTCGGCGAGCTCGTCGAGGGCCTCGCGCACGATCGGTTGGTCGTGCCGGTTGTAGGTGCGCGAGCGCGTCACGCCCGATGTGGTGGTGTCGTATTCGATGCCGATGTCGCCGCCGGTCTGCTGCTGTACGGCCTCGATGAGGTCGCGGGCGATGTCGAGCTGCTCGACGTTTTCAGCGCGGTAGGTCTCGCGCAGCATCCGATGGTCGAGGTAGGTATCGAAGGTGCCGCACTGGAGTTCAACGGTGGCGAATCCGCGTTCGTCAACAGACGGCGTGACGGTCCACAGCACGCCGCCCCACCAGATGGCGCGGTCGCGCTCGACCCATACCGCGGTGCGGCCGGCCTGGACGATCGGGCGCAACCGGTCGGCGATGCCGCGGTTCGGGACGGGAAGCGTGCCGCTGAGGCTTCCGGCCTGCCCTATGTAGTCGTCGATCGAGACGTCGTTCAGGGGCAGGGTGGCGAGGGTGCGGTCGGTGCGCAGATCGCACAGCAGCACGCGGTAGGGGGAGGTGACGGGCATGGGGTGGTCTCCTGTCACCAGTGGGCGGAGCGCCACCGAAGAACGGCGGCGGCGCGCGGGTCGGGGGTGGCCTCGGGGTTGGCGCCGAACGCGAGCACGTTCTCGCCGGGGGCAAGGGTGAAGGCGTGCTCGGGGTGGCTGCGCGGCGAGGCGGCGTCGAGGGCGTTCTCGCCGTCGCCCGTGGTGACGGTGCCGGCGTAGGTGTCGATGACGAGCTGCTCGCCGACGTCGAGCTGCACGCGGTACTCAAGTACCGCGCCGGTGCCGGTGTGGGTCAGCGACGGCGTGTCGATGGGCCCGCGGAAAGTGATCACGGGGTGGGTGGGGGCGTCGCCTTGGTTGGTGGCGGTGGCGTAGCCGGTGCTCGCCGGCGTGCCGCGCATGTGGGTGCTGCCGGGGATGAGGTGCCAGTCGAGGCAGGGCTCGGGCAGACCGGTCTCGACGCACTGCTCGGCGGGGGTGTACCGGCGGGGGTCGCTGGCCTCCCATTCGAGGGCGCCACCAAGGGCGACGCCGACGGCGAACGGGGGGTCGATGGGGATGTCGAGCCGCACAGGCCGCGCCCATGCCAGCAGCGGGCCGCGGTGGTCCAGGTGGACGAGCAGGGGCTGCTCGGCGGTCACCAGGCCGAGGTGTGCGCGCATCTTCCGCACGGCCTCGCCAGACCATCCGGGCTCGGTTCGGATGACGATGCCCTCAAGGCCGATGATGCGGGTCTGTGCGAGCAGGGCGCCGGGGTGGGCACCGTGCGCGCCGGAGCGCAGCACGGTGCCCGAGTCGATGCCCGGGAGGGTTTCCCAGCCGGTAAGGGTGGTCCAGCGGTAGGGCGTGTGCCGGCCGAGCAACAGCTCGCCGTACCGGATTTGCCCCGGGGCCAGCACGGCGGCGGCCTCGGCCAAGGACAGCGGTGTCATGTCATCCTCTCGCTTTCATGCGCCAGTTGAGGGCGGCGGCGGTCTGCTCAGGGCTTGCCGATCCGGCGTGCCAGTGCTCTATGTGCAGCGCGGTCCGGGAACGCTGCGGCGGCCAGCGCTGGAAGTCGGCCGGCGCCATGACCGGCCCGGGGGCGGGGCCGGCGAGGGCGGGGTATTGGACGGCGGGCACCTCGACGAGCCGGCGCATGGCCCGATCGACCAGCGGCGCGCCGCGTTGGATGCCCTCGACCATGCCGGCGGGGATCATGCGGCCGATGTCGTCACGCATCACACGCGACGGGCTGAAGATGCCGAGCACATCTTTGACAGGGCCCGGTATGGCGTCACCGACCCATCCAGTGATTCTGTCTTTGAGCCATGAGCCCATGTCGCGGATTCCGTGCCACAGCCCGCGTACGAGGTCCTCGCCGATGCCGTACAAGTCGCTGCCGAGATCGTCGAAGTAGCCCACGATGCGCCCGGGAAGCCTCTTCACGAAGTCAGTCAGTAGGGCTGCCTTTTCACGCACGCCAGTACGGATGTCTTCCCAATGCTGGATAATCCGCCCGACCAAGGTCCAGTTGAGGAAAAAGTCGGCGACCTTGCCCGGAATCCCGCGAATGAATTCGACGATCGCATTCCATACGCGCGTGGTTGCCCTGCGGATCGTGCCCCAATGGCTGATGATCAGGCCCACCAACGTGAAGGTGAGGAAAACGTCAATGGCCTTGTCGGCGGCCCACTTGATTTTTTCCCAAAACCAATTCCACGCACGGGTGGTGGCGGTCCTGATGGTGTCCCAATGTTGGATGATCAGCCCGGGGAGGCTGAAATTCATGAACAAATCGACAGCCAAGTCTGCCGCCCATTTTATCTTTTCCCAGATCCAATTCCAGACGGCGAGTGTCGCCGCCTTGATGGTGTCCCAATTGGCGATGATCAGCGCGACCAGGCCGACAACGGCCGCGATGATCAGCGGGATTGGGCCCATCGAGATGAGCCACGCGGCGGCCATCATGGCGGCCCGCGCGGTGGCCGTGGCGCCCATGACCACCCATCCGGCGACCACGCGCGCGGCGGCGGCCGTCGCCGCGGCCCCCTGCCGGACCCAACCGGCAAGGATGAGCGCGTTTGCGGCCACGAACCGTGCCGCACCTGTTGCGGCGGCGCGGCTCTGCGTGGCCCACGCGGTGACCGTGGCGCCGGTGGTGACACCGGCCTGTATGGCGAGCCGTACCAGGGTCGGCAGCATCAACACCGTGATCGCCGTGGCAATCGCTGTGAACGCGCCCTGATTCCGGGAGACGAAACCGGCCGCGGTGGCGAACGCTCCGCCGACGGTGCGCAGCGCGCCCACCAGACCCATGGATGCGGGGATGACGTAGGCGGCGACGACTTCGACGAATCCCTGCCGAAGTGAGCGGCCAAAAGCCGTGAATTGCGTTGCCGCATTGTCGCGCATCGCGGTTCCCGCAGCATCGGCCGCGCCGCGAACACTGCCCAACGCATTGACTGCCTTGGACGGGTCAAGGGAATATAGAGCTTGCCCCAAGTCCTCCGCCTGAGTTCCGAAAAGCTGAACTGCAATGGCGTTGCGCCGTGTCGGGTCCTCGATACCGCGCAGGGAGTCGAGAACCGTATCGAAAGCATTTGTTGCGCTGGTGCCGCCGCGGCCGATGGCCGCGAACATCTCATCGGCGTTCAGGCCGAGGGCATCGAAACCGCCTCGCACCCTGTCGCCGCCGGCAACAGCCTCGATCGAGAATTCTTTGATGGCGTCGGCGACGATATCGGCATCGCGTGCGCCACCTTGCAGCCCTTGTTGCAGCAGACCCATGGACGTCTGCGCGTCCAGACCCATACCGCGAAATTGGGTGCTGTACTCCGTGAAGGTGTCGAGGAGATCCTCGCTCGCGTTGACGCCTCGCTGCGTCCCGGTGACGAGGACGTCGAGGGCCTGCGAGGCGGAGTCGGCGACGCCGGTGCGCAGCATCTGACCGACGGCGCGGGAGACGGCCCCGACGTCCTCGCCCATGAGCGTGGCCGTGTCGGCAACGCGGGTGCCGAGCTGCTGAATCTGGGCTTGCGTGGCCTCCGGCGGGAGCAGGCCGTTTTGCGCGATACCGCGGATGACGTCGGCGCCGGCCTGTACGGAATCGACGACGGCCGAGGCGTACAGCTCGCCGGCGGCGTCGCCGGCGGTCTGGGCCATGGGGCCGGTCGCGCCGAGCTGCGCCTGCAACACATCGCCGACGACTTCCTGTTGCAGGGCCTCGGTGATGCCGTCCACCAGGGCGGCGCCGATGCCGGCGCCGAGGGCGGCGGCGCCGAAACCGGCGAGCTGGTCACGGATGCCAGCCAGACCAGAGGTGAACTGCTCGTCGTCCAGGCCGAGGGTGGCGTACAGCTCGCCGACGTTGAGCGCCACGGGGCCACCCCCTTTCCGTGCGCCGCCGGCGCGGCCGGCGCGGTCAGTGCGTGCGTTTAGGGGGTGGCGCGGTGGCGCGCGCGAGCCTCGAATCCGCAGACAGAAGCGCGAGAATCCGCACGCGCAGCCACCGCCAGGAACGGGAGCGCAGCAGCGCGCGGTCGCCGACGTCGAGCCCGAAATGCTCGTGCAGGTCAGCCTCGATCAGCGGCCAGTGATCCAACAGCGTGACCCAACTCAGCCCGCCGGCGGCGCGTGCGTGGCGGGGGTGGCTGCCGGGCGGGTACTCGTACCACTCATAGAGCCCTGAGACTTCGTCGCGTTCGCCCCGCCCGATCGGGCCAGCGCCCGGCGCGCGGCTCGGTTGGGCGGGGCTGCCCGGGAAGGGTCGCCGCCGGTACGCCAATACGCCTCGGCCTGCTCGACGCCGGAAGCGATCCAGATCATCGCCGTGAGCGCGCAGTGCTTGAGCGCCGGCCACGAGACACCGTCGGCGATCATCCGCTCGTACACCTCGCCGAGCACCTCGGCGAACAGATCGCGTTCGCCGACGTCGTCGAGCAGCTCGGCGTCGGCCTCGCCGCCCTGGGCGGCCTTGGCGGCGGCCTGAATGATCGCCTGTGTGCGCAGACCCACCTCGGCGGACGGGGCGGGGATGGTGTAGGTGCGGCCGGCCACGGGCAGCGTGAGCGTTTCGTCGAGCAGCTCGCCGAGGGCCTCGAACGTCGCCATCAGCCAGCCACCCCCGGAACCTCTGGGCCGTCGTCGTCGCCGGCGAACGTCGGCTCGCGCGACGGGTGCAGGGTGACGACTCCGGCGGGGTTGGGGATCGGCACGAGCGGGCCGTTACCGGACAGGGTGACAGAGATGGTGTCCACCTCATCCGGCCCGCCCCCCTCGGGCTCCCACGTGACGAGCGCGCTGCCTTCGTGGGCATCCTGCGCGCCGAACCTGTCATAGAACCGCAGGTGCACGTACGCCGCGGCGCCGAACGCCAGCGCGGAGCGCCGCAGCCACTCTTGCGCGGCGTTGAACTGCCCGGTGACGGGATGGGCGCGGTGGGCGATCGTGAGCTCGATCTGCCACGTGAGCATGGTCTTTGCCTGCTCAGCCCAGCCATCCGTGTCGTACGTGCTGACGTCCTGAATGGTCGGCTCGGCCGTCGGCGTGAACTCCGTGATTCCCGGGACGAGCGCCCATTCCGGGGTGGTGGCGCTGCCGGTCGGGGCCATATCGACCTCAAGACGGTACCGGCGGGCCAGCGCGGTGACGGTCTCGGCCGGCTGCTCCGGCCTGCTCGGCGGGGTGGGCTTGTGCCACTCATGCATGATCGTTTCTCCTTATTCGAGGCGAGGGTGCGGCCGGTGGGCGCGTAGGTGGTAGTTGCTGCTGCGTTCCATGCGGCCGAGGTCGTCGGCGCCGATCGGCGCGGCCGACGTGCGGTAGAGGAGCGAAACGCGGACCGTCCCGAAGGTGTGCGGGCCCGAGGCGTGCAGCACGGCGAACACGTCGTCGTCGAGCTGCTCGACCTCCCGCGGGTCCGCGCCGGCGCGGGTGCGCACCTGCACGCCCGTGGTGGTATCCGTCAGGGCGGGGGACTCGGCCACGGGGTAGGCCGTGAGCACGATGACGCGGTCGGGGGTGGGTGGGGAGGCGGCGATGGCGATAGCGGTCTCGCCCGGGTGGTAGACGCCGGCCGGCCGGTAGCACCCGGCGCCGGCGGCGTGAAGCAAACGGGCGAGACCGTCGAGGAGATCGACGGTGTAGGACATCAGCGCAACGCCCGCCGGATCTGTGCGGCGACCAGGTCGCGGAAGACGGCGGCCTGCTCGGTCGCTGGCCGTTCCAGGTACTTGGCGGTGCGGCCGGGCGAGTGCCGCGCGTTCATGTCCTCATGCACGCGCACGGCGTATGGCGTGTCGTAACTGACGGCGGCGGCCAGGGCTTGCTCGTCAACCGAGGCGGCGCCGGAGCGTTCGAGGGTGCCCTCGGCGATGGGCACGACCTTCCGGGACTCGGTGAGGATGTGCTCGGCGCCGAGCAGCAGCCCACGGGCAGCGGCCTCGCGCACGGCGTCGGCGACGGCCTCGCCGTTCCACTCAAGGCGGGCACGCTGGGGGCTCATTCACACATCACCTCCGTACTGGCAGGGACGGGCAGACCCGGGGCGGTGTGGCGGGCAACCGTCAGAGCGGCGGTGGTGCGGCCGTCGGGCAGGGTGAGCCGTGAGCCGGCGGGGCAGTGCAGCCCGGGGCCCGTGATGACTTGTGCGGTGGCGGCCACGGTGCGGCCATCGGGGGCGCGGACCATGCGCACCACCTCAGCCACCAGGGCGGCCACCTCGACCGCCGGGCCGTAGCGGGGCCCGTAGGCGGTATCACCGAGGTACGGCTCGACGGTCACCCGGTGCCGCAGCAGCTCGGCGGGAACGGCGGTCACCATGG